CTTATTTCATCAGAAAGATTTAAAAATTCGGTTAATAACGTTAGAAGATATTTGGGTGACACTAGTAAGATACAAGGCGGACCTCAACAAGTTATGATGTCACTTATGTCATCAGCAATGCAGTTGTTTGGTAAAATTGGTCAGATTGAAAGTCGTAACAAAGAATATCTTGAGAATTTAGCGGTTGAGTTAGTTAAAAAAGAAATGGCAATTCCTGAAGGGGCGATGCAATTTGACGCAAAACTTATTCACGGTGGTATGTCATCAGCCGAAGGTATGAGGGGTGAAGCTGAAGAACCTTCCGCAGAAGAAGTGAAGGACGCATTCGCATCCGCTGATGAGCATCAGGATGAGTTGGAGGCTTTTATGGATTCTTTTGAAAAGTTTAACCAAGAGAAAGCTAAGCGTAGATTTATTAACGCATTAATCGGTGGAGCCGCTAAAAAAGGACATTATATGTTTGAATTAGTTGCCGATGAACTTGAGAACATTAATCCTGAACTTGTTAGGATTTATGGTATGTCACAAGCATTGTTAGACCACTTATATTGGATTTATCCTGAACAAATGGCGTCAAGTATGGCGGCATCAGGTCAAGGTCAGGTAGGTCAATCAGAAGTTGATACAGAAACAGACCCACCGACGGTAATTGCAAGAGGAGCTTCTTTCCCCGTGTTAATTCACGAATTGGTTAAAGGTGTATATGAGATTTTCGGAACTCACGGATTACCTGATGACCCTCGTCAAGCAGAAATGGTAATAGCAAGTGAAGATACACTACCTGCGGAGATATGGGATTTAAGATTAGGTCCTATTTTTTGGGAGAAATTCTTAGCCGCATATCCCGATGAAGTTTTTGAAGAGGACAAACGTCATATTCAACATTATCTGTTTATGAGATTTTCATCTTTAACTCCAAAACAATTCTTTAAATTATCTAATTTTATTTTGTCTGGTGATCCTAAAGGAAAACAAGTGTTACAAAGAATGGTTGATGAAATAATCGAAGAATTAAAGAAACAAGATTTTGATTCTCAATTTGGGGGTGATAATGAGGATGAAGATGAAGATTACGAAGGTCCTTCTTTGAGTGGTCTTGGAATCTAATTTATGCAAAATATAACAAAGGAACAAGTTTTAATAGAATATGTTAAGTGCATGAGGGATACCCCTTATGCACTTAAAACGTATTTACAGACGTATGATAATACGGTATCTAGATTCGTTCCTTTGGAGTTATTTCCTGACCAAGTATCCCTACTTGATGATTACGAGAATAATAACGAGAATATTGCCCTAAAGTATAGGCAGGCAGGTGTTTCCACCGTAACCGCCGCTTGGGCGTCAAAAAAAATAGCCTTCGCGAAAAAACAAACACCTGAGAAGATTCTAATTATTGCCAATAAATTGGATACCGCCCAAGAGATGGCTAATAAAGTCAGAGGGTTTATTGAACAATGGCCTTCTTGGGTTGATATTGGATTCGCAAAAGAAAAGAACTCACAAAGACATTATAAATTAACGAATGGTTGTGAAGTAAAAGCTGTTGCAACATCTAAGGATGCTTTACGTGGATATACCCCAACAATACTAATATTTGATGAGGCCGCTTACATTGAAGCTGATTCGGATTTTTGGTCAGCCTGTATGGCTTCACTATCCACGGGTGGTAAAGTTATAGTAATCTCAACACCAAACGGGTATGACCCCATTTATTATGAAATCTATGATCAGGCTCTAAGGGCGATGAATGATTTCAAAATATCTGAAATGTTTTGGTATAGAGATCCAAGATACACTAAAGATATGTTCTTAGTTAAAACGGATGATATTATTCACTACCTATTAAATAAAGAGCAATATGCGTCAGATACGGTAGTAAAAATAGAACATTACCAACCAAATAATGGTGACCACGAAAAACTAAAGCCTTACTTTAAAGACGGATTTAAACCTTGTTCTTCTTGGTTTGAATCAATGGTTAAGAAGTTAAAATACGATAAGAGAAAGGTTTCTCAGGAGTTGGAATGTGTTGGTGGTGACACAATAATTACAATAAAAGATATAATAACCGAAGAAATAAAAAAAGTCACAATTTCGGAATTATATAACATTTTAACTTGATTTTAGTTTTTGTGCGAGTTTCCGTATATTTATATAAATGGAAACGTTAGAATTAATAAAAAAAGAAATAATTAACACAGGTTATATTGAGGACGTTTCTATAGGCTCGTATTTTCATATGAAGCATAAAGAACTATATAATAAAATTATTGAGATTACTAATCCTTTGGAGAAAACATATAAAGTAAATTTATTGTTTAGGGGTAGGGTTTTATTCGTAATGAAGTATAATTGTGATTTGTCTATGATTACTAACGATCGTGGTTATTTAACTTTTGATAGAAAAATTGACGACTTTATTGATAGAAATACCAATTACGTAAAGCAAGGTTGGAACAAAATAAAAAAAAACTTATGTGATACTGAAGTTTTTAATTTATCTGAAACTAAAAAATTAGTTAATGATATGTCTAATGATAATATATTTGGTAGAGGTAAAAATAGAGTTTTAACATCAATAAACCCTAAACTATATAATAGCGTTTTATTTCATTCTAACGAATTAAGTAAGTTTAATAAAAATAATAATAAATTTCCATCAAAAATAATTTTTATTAGAGATTATAATTCTGATATTAGTAGGTTATTATGTGAGGATTGTAAGGTATCTTATGTTTCATACAACCCAAATAATTGTAATTTTAATAAAAAATGTAAAAATTGCTATTATAAAACCGACGATTTTTACCCCCAAATAGGATTTTTTAAAAAAAATTATGGTGATAATTGGGAGGAATATTATAAAAAAGATAGATTACATATTAAAAATAAAAAAGTTAATAGTCTTACTTGGTTTATAAATAAATATGGGGAGGCTGACGGATTACTTAACTATAAGAATTATGCTAAAAAACGTGTTGATAATATAATTAAGTTATCAATTAATGCATGTTCTAAAATTTCACAGGAACTATTTTGGTTAATTTATAAACAATTGTCTAATGAAGAAAAGATAAATTGCCATTTTAAAGAATTAAATGAAGAAATTTCAATTAATAAAGATGGTAAAACATATATCGCCGATTTCGTATATAAAAATAAAATAATAGAATATGATGGAAGTTATTGGCACGATAAAGATAAAGATATAATAAGAAATTCATTCTATTATAATAATGGTTATGAGTTATTAATTATTACTGATGATCAATTTAATCGTCAAAAAAAAACTAAGGAAGTTATTAATAAATGTGTTAATTTTTTAAAAAATGAAAAATAATAGTCGTTATAAAATTTTGAGTCCTGAAGGATTTGTTAATTTTGATGGAATACAAAAATTAAGTAAGAAGACCAGAGAAATTATTTTTGATAATAATATAACTTTAAGATGTAGTTATAATCATAAAATTTTTAATTATGATGGTGAAGAAATTATAGTTAAAGATATAAAAATTAAGGATAGGATTAAATCACATAATGGTTTTTTAGATGTTATAAACATTATTGATTACGACTATGAAAGTGATGTATATGACATTATAAATTCAGGAAATCAAAATCTATATTATACTAACGATATTATATCTCATAATTGTAACTTTCTTGGATCTGGTGATAACGTGTTCGATTCAAAGACACTTACCAAGATTCGTGAGAATACTATTTCCGAACCAACAAATAAAATGATGGCCAATTCCTTATGGATATGGAAAGAACCTGTAATTGGTCACAAATACATTATGGGTATTGACGTATCAAGAGGAGATAGCGAGGATTATTCAACATTCCAAATTATAGATTTTGATGAGAGGGAACAAGTTGCTGAATATGTTGGTAAAATACCACCAGACATTATGGCGGATATTGCCTTTAAATGGGCTAATATGTATTCTTGTTTTGTTGTTATTGATATAACAGGAGGAATGGGAGTATCCACTGCTAGAAAAATGCAAGAATTGGGGTATAGAGATTTATATGTTGATGGTGTTGATTATCAAAACAAATGGAAATACGATCCAAAACAAAACGAAAAAATACCCGGAATTAACTTTAATAGTAAAAGAGTTCAAATAATTGCGGCATTTGAGGAAGCGGTGAGACATAATTTTATTATTCATAGTAATCGTCTATTAAATGAAATGAATACTTTTGTTTATGTCGGTGGTAGACCTGACCATCAAAAGGGTCAACACGATGATTTGCTTATGTCAGTTGCTATGGCAATTTATGTTGGTGAATCCTCATTTAGTCAATTAGGAAAGGTTACCGAACATACAAAAGCAATGTTGGAATCTTGGACGGTTAATGTTGATGAATCCCCGGCAAAATCAATTGCATTCAACCCCGGATCACCTAATCTACAACAAAGATATCAAGACCAAAGACAACAAGGTGCGTCTAGACAGGACTATATTGATTACGGATGGTTATTTGGCGGTAAACGCTGATATTTATGAAAATATCCAAAATACTAGTGTTTAACTATTTATGGATATAGTTAAATTTATTATATGGAAAATAACAATAATCAAAATCTGACCGTTTGGCAAAGATTAACCCAAGCCTTCGGTCCTTACTCATTATTAGGTCAAGATTATCCGACCTACAAATACGATAAGACGGAATTACTAAAAACAAATAGTAAACAACAATACGAGAAGGAAAAACTCCAAGCTCAACAAACATTCTACTTATCCAATCAATGGACTAAGATTGAGAATAATTTATATACTCAAGCGACTTATTACGAACCGACAAGATTAGCATCATTCTATGATTTTGAATCTATGGAGTATACCCCCGAAATATCAGCAGCGTTGGATATCTATGGTGAGGAATCCACCACGGTTGACCAAAATGGTGATATGATGCAGATTTATTCTGAATCACAGAGAATAAAATCAATATTATCGGATTTGTTTAATAACAATTTGGATATTAACACAAACTTACCGATGTGGACAAGAAATGCTTGTAAATATGGTGATAATTTTGTTTATTTAAAATTGGACACTGAAAAAGGTGTTGTTGGTTGTATGCAGTTACCGAACATTGAGATTGAAAGATTGGAGATGGGTATGGCATCAAAAACTAGCAATACCGAACAAGATCCAAGAAATACAGGATTGAGATTTAAATGGAAAGCCAAGGATATGGAATTTAATTCTTGGGAGATTGCTCACTTTAGATTATTGGGGGATGATAGAAAGTTACCTTATGGTACATCTATGTTGGAAAAGGCGAGAAGAATTTGGAAACAATTATTATTATCTGAAGATGCGATGTTAATTTACAGAACATCAAGAGCGCCTGAAAGAAGAATGTTCAAGATATTCGTAGGTAATATGGATGATAAGGATGTAGAACCGTATGTTCAGCGTATGGCGAACAAGTTCAAGCGTTCTCAAGTTGTAGATAATAACACGGGTAATGTTGATATGAGATTTAACCAAATGGCGGTTGACCAAGATTACTTTATACCCGTTAGAGATGCTTCGGCACCTGACCCAATAACAACACTTGCGGGAGCGACTAACTTATCGGAAATTGCCGATATTGAATATATCCAAAAGAAATTACTCACCGCATTGAGAGTTCCTAAAGCCTTCTTAGGTTTTGAGGAAGTTGTTGGTGATGGTAAGAATCTATCTTTACAGGATATTCGTTTTGCGAGAACTATTAATCGTATTCAAAAGAGTATGTTGGCTGAGATGAATAAAATCGCCATTATACATTTATTTCTTTTAGGTTTTGAAGATGAGTTATCTAATTTTACATTAGCATTATCTAATCCATCGACTCAGGCTGATTTGTTAAAAATTGATGTTTGGAAAGAGAAAATATTATTATATAAAGATGCGGTTGCTGGTATTGAAGGTATTGCACCTGTATCACAATCTTGGGCTAAGAAACATATCTTAGGATTTTCCGATGAGGAGATTAGATTGGATCTACAACAACAAAGGATTGAGAAAGCGGTTGCCGCTG